GGGGACGCCGCCGCCGCCGGGGACGCCGGGGACGCCGCCTGGGACGCCGCGTGCCGCCGGACGTGGTGGGTCGGCTGGGCCGCCGCCAGGGCCGCCGCCAGGGACGACGCCAGGGACCGTCTACAGCCAACAGTCGACCAGCTCCAGGACTCCGCTATCGACCTGTACGAGGCCATGATCCACCCGGTGGTGCCGTCATGACCACGCAGACAGCCACGATCCTGCTGGGCGCCGCCTTCATCCTCGGTGCCGGCTTCGGCCACCTCACCGGCCACAGCCGGGGCTGGCGACGCTGCGAGGCCATGTGGGAAGCCGAGTGGGACAACCGCGTTGGCCGCGCCATTGGGCACCACACGCAGGCCGCGATCGGCACCTCAACGTGGCCCACACCCTTGCACCCCCGCGACGCTGATGTGATCCGCGACATGCCCATAACCGGATTGCCAGCCCACGCCAGCCACATGGTCGCCGGGGAACGAGCCCAGCGCCAACTCACAGCCATCGCAGCCCATGGCATGGACCTACCCACCCAATGGGGCACCCTGGCCGAACACGGCCGGCTCAAGCAGCGGGCAGCCCCGAAGCCTGATGCGGTTGGTGCGTTCAGCCCCGGCCGCATCGTCATGCCCGTCTACACCGGACCCGAATACGTACCCAGGCACACGCCGATGGGGCGCCGCTGGGTGGCGAAACACCGACCACCACCCATCCGAGTGAGGCTGCGGCAATGGTGGGACAGTCTCGCACCCGTCGACATTGATGAGCCAGTCAACCGGGCGATGCAGTGGCAGCCAGAAGAATCAGCGGTGCTCATCGGCCGACCACCGCGCGAACTCGCGGAGGTGGGGTCATGAAGATCTCAAACGAGCAAGCCTGGAACGAATGGGTCGAGGCCAACACCGACTCGTACTACGGTGCCGGCGTCATCCGCTACGCCGAACGGTGGGCCGAGCTGATCGAGTCCGAGTTAGCCGACGGCAAGACACTCGAAGCCGTTGCTGACCGGACAAGCCATGAGGCCGACACCGAGGGAATTACCGGCTTCATGTACGGGGCCGCCGTCGCGGTGCTCGCGTCGAGTTGGGAGCACGGTGACCAACTTCGCCGCTGGCACAACCTTGCCACACAGATCCGCGACGAGGGCGAGCGGGCTAACGAGTCCGGTGGCGTACTAAACCCAGCGATCCTCAACATCGGACCGAAGGCAGGGTCCTGATGTTCGGCCGTCCTCGCCGCGCCCGGTTGGAACTGGAACTCCGCGCCGCCCTCGCCGCGGAGCGCCGCTCGGCCGCCTGCGCCCGGCTCCGCGACGTGGAGGTCATCGGCTTGCACAACCTGCTCTCCGAGCGCAACGCCCACATCCTGCACCTGACGGACACCGTGGCCCAGTTGACGGCAGCAACGGAGAAGCTGCTCACCGCCACCGGGGCGACGGTGCCACCACCCGTTGATGATGATCTGACCGTTGTCATGGACGCCGTGGTTGAGCGTCCAGCATGGGCGGGGCCGGCCACGATCCTGCCGCTGGTGCCCACCGGGACGGGTACGCGGCGGATGGGGTTCGCACCACCGGAAGGAGCCCGATGACTGCCTACTACGCGGGCCCGACCAGCTTGGACCCGCTGCGGATCCGCCGGCTGTTGGGCCGGGGCAACTGGTCGACACCCGAACGCTTCGGTCCCGACGGCTGGCGTTACGTCAACCTCGACGGTAAGTCATCGGTCATCCTCACCGTCGCGCCCAAGGATGAGGACGAGTGGATCCACGCCTCGATCGCATACGCGGATCACATGCCGACCTACAGCGACTTGAAGTTCCTTCACGCGGCAGTCTTCGGCGACGGGTGGGCGTACCAGGTGTTCTCGCCGCCGTCGGACCACGTCAACATCCACGAGTTCGTGCTGCACCTGTGGGGACGGCTCGACGGTCAGCCGGCGCTGCCGGACTTCACCGATGGGATGGGGTCAATATGAGCCTCACCGCCTGGACTACCGTGGTCTGCTCCGTCGACCTGTGCGAGCTCTGCTCCGGCGACATCGAGTGCGGCCACCACTGCCACGACATCCTCACCCCAGTCACCACCATTGCGCACACCTGCACCCCACCCGACTACGCCGAGCAGTGCACCGCCTGCGAAATCGACACCGATGACGCGTACCGGCGGCGACTCGATGTCTGAGACCACCATCAACACCCGCCCCGTCGGCCTGGTCGGCTGGGACGACACCGACGACATCTGGCGCGCCGTCCGCTCCAAGGGCTGCGGCGCCTCTGACGTGGCCTCCCTGCTCGGCTTCTCCAACTACCGCTCTAGCTACCGCTCACCGTGGCAGGTGTGGGCCGAGAAAGTCGACCATCCGCAGGCGCCCCCATATGAGACGTCCGAGGCAGCCGAGCTTGGGCACGCGTTGGAGCCGTGGCTGATCCGCCAAGCCGAGAAACTGATCGGCGAACAGACCGGCCAAACTGAGCACCGCCACTACGCCCACCCCGAACATCCGTGGCGACGGTGCTCACCCGACGGGTGCGTGGACGGCGACGACCAGGAGTTGGTGCAGGCCAAAACCGCGGGATTGGTCACCGGCCGCACGCATGGCTGGACCGACGACACCATCCCGCTCGGCTATGAGCTGCAGGCCCGGTGGGAGATGCACGTCATGGGCGCCCGCCGCAGCCACATCGTCGCGTTGGTCGCCGGCCGTGGCCTGTGCCTCTACACCCTGGAACGGGACCTGGCGTTGGAGGCCGACCTCGTGTCGCAGGTCGACACGTGGTGGCAGAAGCATGTGATCGGCGGGGAAGCCCCACCGCTGGCCGGTCGCGACGCTGCCATGGTCGCCGCGCTCTACCCCGCGGTGGCCCGCAACGGGGTCGACCTTGACGACAGCGAAGCCATGAGGTGGCAACGTGCCTACCTCGACGCGCACGCCCAGATCCGTGACTTGGAAGCGGCGAAGGCGGCGGCCGGCACCGAACTGAAAGCGCTGCTCGGCGACGCGGAGATCGGCTTCGTCAACGGACGGCCGGTCGCGGTGTGGGCCGAGAAACGCAACAGGGTCGACTGGGAACGGTTCGCCCGCGACCTGTACGCGTACGCCGTCGAGTACGACGCCCCGGAAGAGTTGCCCGCCGACTGGGCCGAGGCCGACTTCCTCAAGCGTGCCGAGGGTTACCGGCCCGCACCAACCCGCAGCCTCACCATAAAGGAATAGATCATGAGCACCGAAGCTAAGAACGCGCTCGCCACCCGCCGCGACAACGGCGGCCAGGTCGCCACCACCCTGACCGCGCGCATCAACCAGATGGCCCCCCAGTTCCAGCTGGCCATGCCCAAGGGGGCTGAGGCCACCCAGTTGGTTCGGGACGCGCTGACCTGCCTGCGGATGAACGCGAAACTGGCCGAGTGCGACGCCGAATCGGTTCTCGGCTCGTTGATGACTTGCGCCCAGTTGGGCCTACGACCCGGGGTGCTCGGGCATGCGTGGCCGCTGCCGTTCTGGGACAGCCGCGCCAACCCCGATGAGAACGGCCGCCCGCGTGGCGGCTACCGGGCCCAGCTGGTCATCGGCTACCAGGGCTACATCGAACTGGGTCACCGGTCGGGGCAGATCGCTTCGCTCATCGCCCGCACCGTGTACGAGAACGACATCTTCGACGTCGACTACGGGTTGGCGGATTCGTTGGTCCACAAGCCCAACCTCAAGGGCACCCGCGGCCCTGCTGTTGCCTACTACGCCATCGCCAAGTTCAACTCCGGCGGCCACGCGTTCATCGTCATGACCCATGACGACATGACCGAGCACCGCGACCGGTACGCGCCGAAGAACAAGCAGGGCAAGATCGTCGGACCCTGGGTGGACAACTTCGAGGGCATGGCCCTGAAGACCACCATCCGCAGGCTGGCGAAGTACATGCCCAAGTCGACCGAGCTGAACAATGGGCTCGCCGCCGATGGTGGTGTTCGGGTGGACACCAGCCCCGCTGTTGCGCCGTTGGAGGTGACGCGGCAGCCGGACATGTGGGACGGCGAGGTCGTCGCACCTGTGGACGGGCCTGTGGATGGCGCGACCGAACCTGAGGACAAGCCCCAGTCGCCCGAACCCGCCCAGGCGCATCCGCTGGATGATGTGCAGTCCAAACCGCGTCTGCTCACGCAGAAGCAGAAGTCGCAGATCATGGTCCTCTCCGGCGAGTTGGGCCTCGGGGAGCGGGATGCCCGCATCGAGTTCATCGCGGGCACCATCGACCGACCGATCACCTCATCAACCGAGTTGACCAGCCGGGAGGCGTCGAAGGTTATCGACGTCATGTTGGACTGCAAACGCAGTGAGGAGGTCCGCGGCCAACGGTCCGGCCCGAAGCCGTTGCGTGAGGTGGCCGCTGAGCAGTCAGCGGCACTGCGATCAACCCGTGGCCAGCCATCAGAGCAGGTGCCACCCGACTCAGAAAGCCCGGCCCGATGAGCACGGCCACCATCGACGGCGCGTCCTACCGGCAGCTGGACTACTGGGTGCGACGCGGCTACCTCCGCCCCGAGGAGGCCACCCCGGGCACCGGCTACGCCCGCACCTGGGCGCCATCGGAGCTGCGAGTGGCCGCCCGCATGGCCCGACTGGTGGCGGCCGGGCTGACACTGGCGGCGGCCGAGAAGGTTGCCCGCGCCTCCGGTCCGATGGACCTGGGTAACGGCGTGTGGGTTGGGCTGTCCGACACCGGGGAGGTGGCCTGATGCACAGCGGTCGCCGCATCGCACAGCCAGCAGAGTTCCGCCGCACCGAAACCGCGATCGAACCCGCCCAACCGGCCTTGTCCGACGTGAAGCGGCGCAAAGCCGGACTGCAACTGGCTGACCTTGCCCGGCACGAACCCGAACCGGAGGGCTGCCTGCGGGAGCTGCTCGACATGTTCGGCTTGCTACGCCCACCCCAACGGTCACCGGGGGTCTGCGCCTGCGGTGACGTTTTGCCCATGACCCATGCGGGTGGTGGCGCAACCAGAATCCGCCGCGACCAGTGCCGCACCTGCGCCGGGGAGGCGACACCGTGACCGACCAGTACCGCCGGGGCGCCGTCTTCGAACGGCAGATCGCTGACCGGCTGACCGAGGACGGCTACCTCGTCATGCGCGCCGCCGGCTCCCACGGACACGCCGACCTGATCGCATTGAAACGCGGCCAGGTGTTGCTCGTGCAATGCAAACTCGCGGGTGCTGGTGCCGTGCCACCCGCCGAATGGAACGGGCTGTGGGAAGTCGCCGAGCGGGTTGGCGCGGTCGCGCTGATCGTGTCCCGGCCGAAGCGGGGCGCCAAAGCGTGGCAGCGGATCACTGGCCCCAAGTCGGGTGTGCGCGGTGTGAAACCGCCGTGCGTGGTGTGGACCTCGGATGAGGTAATCGGCCATGGCTGAACCCGAGTTGTGCCGATCCTGTTCGAAGCCGATCATCTGGGCGGTCACCGACCGGCTCAAGGACATGCCCGTCAACGCCGAACCGCAGGACGGCGGCAACCTGCTGTTCAAGCCGCGCGACGGCTTGGCGCCGCTCGTGGTGATGGTCGACGCGAAGCACGCGTTCGGCCGCGCCGAGGCGTGGGAGCGACTGACCGCCGAGGTGGAACGACTACGCGCGCTGACCCGTTCGGTGGACTATTTCGGCACCGGCTTTCTGTGGCGTCAACCAGACGGCCATGAGGTGGTCCTCGATCCGGTTGAGGTAACCGTCGTCATCAACGCCGATCAGGTGACCGTGTACGAACAACTCGAAGCCACCGTTGCCCGCGTGGAGGCCGCTCTCACCGCCCGTGGCATGGAGCATCCGAACGTCACCTACATCCGCATGGACGACATCCGCCGAGCCCTCAACGGGGAGGCCAGCGATGGCACGAACTGACGCCACCTTCACGCTCAGCCTCGCCGACCTTCCGGAGATCAAGGCGATCGTTGCCGCTCTGGCCCGGGTGCGACTGGTCCACGCCCGCAACACGCACCACCCGCACTACTGCGTCAACTGCCGCGCACCGTACCCGTGCAAGACCATCCGCGCCCTCGACGGGGACAGCCCGGACACCCAGGAGGCCGGTCGGTGAACCGTGACGTGGACCCGATCCTCACCGGCCTACGCGACCGGCGCCGCGAACTCGGCGTCACCCAACAACTCCTCGCCCGGGCCATGGGCACCGCCGGCAGCCCCAACCTCATCTCATCCCGGGAACTCGGCCACCGCTCACCCACACTCGCATTCCTGCGCCGCTGGGCTGACGCGTTGGGCTGCGAGATCGCGTTGGTGCCGTTGGACACCGACGGGGAAGCCGCGCATGATCCGGTGCGGTTGTTGACCCACGCGCAACGGCGGGCCGAGTTGCGCCGGTTGGCCAACGGACATTTGCCGGCCCGGGAGTTGGCGGCCCGGGTGGGCGTGTCCACACGAACCGCGCACCGGGCCAGGGAGATCACATGAGCCGGGTGTCGGGGCGTCAACGTCAGCAGGCGAGCAACGATGGTCGGCGAGGTCGCTTTCTCCTGTCCTCGACCAGTGATCCGACCAGCGTTCCGGCACCCACCCGGCACATATCGCGGTTCCGTTGGTCTTGTGATCTTTGTTTCGGGTTCGGATACGCCGACACCCAAGATCATGCTGTGGCCGAGTTTGAACAGCACTACTGGGACAAGCACCGACCGGAGGACGAGTGATCGGCGTGGGACGAGTGATCGGCGTGGGACGCGCAACACCTTGCCCGCGTGTCGTTTCTGATCATGGCGGTGCGGTGTGACCGTCGGACGCAGCCACAGGACGCCGGCAAAGCACGATCTGATGTGCAGCCTGATCGGCAAAGAGGTCGGCGTTGTCAACAGCAAGCCCGACATCGGTCGGTCGGTCTGGTTCGACCTGACCGCTGGCGATGGTGTAGCGGTTGACGAACTCCAGTGGGAGCGGAACTGCTCGCCGGGGATCCTTGCCTACCACGCGACGAACTCGACCAAGCCCGTAGACATCCTGCTCTACGAGATCAAGCCGGCAACGTTCCGTCGGCTCCTCGACAGCCTCTCTGCGAACCTTCCCCGACTGGGGTACACCACACAGGGCGAGGGCGCATGGATGCTCGGCTCGCGAGTTCGGCTTCGTGCCTACTGTGGCAGTGGCTCGGACGCCGACTTGCTCGGCGTCCGCCGTGGCGACGCAGTGTTCGCGGTCAACGACCCGAACTCGATTACTGATTGGGCGATGCGACCGAAGTTCGCAGCCGAGATCGGCGACCGCACCCTTTGGTTCCGCAGCTTGTCGACGATGGGTTGCAACACGGGCGGGCTGAAGCGTCTCGACATCGAGCAGCGTAGACAGTGGTTCGACCTGCTTGCCGACCAGGAGGCGGCCCTTCCCCGCTACCGTGATCTCCTGCTCACTGCAATTGATGGTGACGATGCGCAGTGGGCGTACCTCATGAGCGAGCCCATCAAGTGGAAGGGCACGATCGAGGTCACGGCTCGGAGCAGTTTCCGTCGGTTCAATCTTGAGATTGCCGCCGCCTGGTATCGGCGGGACGTCGATAGCTACAGCGCGCTCAAGCGCCACCTCTTCCTCACGGCACCAGAGCGGAAGGAGTTGGCATGACGGAGCTCGCATACCGCACGTACGCCGAGTACCTCAAACACCCACGGTTTCTCGCGGTGCGTGCCAAGGTGTTCGCACGGGCCGCGGGTGTCTGTGAGCGCTGCGGCTTGCGGCCGCCGCGTGATTCGCACCATCTCCGGTATCCGCCATGGGGCGAGTTCGACGTTCCAGAGAACATGATCGCGATCTGTCGTCAGTGTCACTGCGAGATCCACGGCAAGGAGCGGTGACCCATGACCAAGCTCGGCCCGTATGAGGTGCATCCGTTCGCCGACAAGTTCCCGTTGTTGGAGGGCGGGGAGTTCGAGGAGCTCGTCGCCGACATTAAGCAAAACGGCCTGCGGGAGCCGATCGTGCTTACCAACGACAAGGCCACGTTGGTTGACGGCAGAAACCGATACCGCGCCTGCGACGCCGCTGGCGTCGACTTGGTCTACGAAACACTTCCGGCGCGGTACACCGAGACGATGATCCTCGACCTGATCGTGTCCGAGAACGTCAAGCGACGACACCTTAACGCTGGGCAGCTCTCCATGTTGGCGCTGGACTACGAGAAGGCAATCGCGGCAGCGGCACATAGAGGGCCATCGAAGGAGAAAAGCGCCGATCGGCCCACTACTCCATCGAGATCGACCGATAAGGCCGCGAAGGCAGTCGGCGCAGCCGATCGGACGGTGCAGCGTGCTAAGGCCGTCCAACGCGATGCGCCCGATCTCGCCGACAAGGTGCGCAAGGGAGAGTTGGCGCTAGACGCGGCGGCGAAGCAAGCCCAGGCGCGTAGGCGCGCCGAGCCCGAGAAGCCACCGAAGGCGGCGACGACCAGCACCATCCTGACGCTCTTCACCCACACCGGTGAGCCCGTGGAGTACCGGCAGCCCAAGGGCAAGGCGACATTCAACGACACGAAGGGCGACGGGATCTCCTGGGCCGCGTGGTCCTGGAACCCGGTCACGGGCTGTCTGCACGGCTGCGACTACTGCTACGCCCGCGCGATCGCCCACGACGAACGGTTCGCCTCAGCCTTTCCGGCAGAGTTCACGCCGCTCTTCCATGAGGAGCGGCTCGCCGCGCCAGCCAACACGGCGATACCCGCCAAGCACCGCGGGCATCCTCTGCTCGACTGCCTGCCCGACTGCCCATCGTGCGCGTACCGGCGGGTCTTCGTCTGCTCGATGGCGGATCTCTATGGCCGGTGGGTGCCGGACGAGTGGATCCGGCAGGTGCACGCCTCGATGCTCGCCAGCCCGCAGTGGGAGTACCTGCTCCTGACCAAGTTTCCAACCCGGTATGTCGGCCTGGACCTGCCGCCGAATGCGTGGGTCGGTACGTCGGTCGATGAGCAGAAGCGGGTCCGCATAGCCGAGGACGCCTTCCGGAAGGTCGATGGCGTCAAAGTGAAGTGGCTATCGCTTGAACCGCTACGGGAGCCGCTGGAGTTCACCGACCTGTCGATGTTCGACTGGGTCGTCATTGGTGCCCAGACGGAGACGCGACAGCCCACCGGCGTGGTGCCGGCGCAACAGCCGGAGTTTGAGTGGGTGGCACGCATCACCGTCCAGGCAATCGACGCTGGTTGCAAGGTTCACCACAAGCCCAACCTCCGAGCCGTGCCGGGCGTGCAGTGGCTCAACGAGTACCCCGAGTAGCCCCGCCATGACCCGCCGCCGCAAACCAGACCCCGACCCGCGGGCCCGCGAACCCGCACAACCCACCCCCAACCCACCAACCGAACTCACCACGATCATCTGCCAAGCATGCGGAGGCCACTACCTGGACATCCCTATCGGCCACGACAGCCACAAAGTGGTCATGGGCCACCAACCAGTACCACCACCAACCACAAACCCGCGGGAGGACCAGTGACGCAGACCACGGCACGCGAGCGGCATCCCGTGCTACGAACCGGCGAACGCGAACCCGTCGACCCGTACAAACGACGCTTGATCTACAAGCGCGACGGCTACAGCTGCGGCTGGTGCGGATGGCAAGTCGACCCGAACTCAGAAGCACCCGGCATCATCCTCAAACTCGACCACGTCATCCCGTGGTCCGCCTTCGGAAGCGACCGCAGCGACAACCTCAGATCACTGTGCACACCCTGCAACGATGAGCGATCCAACTTCATCGACCCGTGTCCGCCGCGCATCATTGGCGTGACCCGCGCCTGCTACTGGTGCGCCAGACGCCGAGGAGAACTACCCGACCACCTACGCGGCATCGCATCCAACGAACTCGACCAAATCAAGGCTTACTGCGGACGCTGCGACGCCACCTCATGGGTACCAAGCCAGAGCTGGATCATGTAGATGAGCTGGGTCCGCCGCGACGACCAGGCCTCGATCCACCGCAAGGTGGCGCCGCTCGATGACGCTACCTATCGGCTATGGAGCGAGGCCATCGAGTGGTGTTCCCGGAACCTCACTGACGGCGTCATCCGCGCCGACGAGCTAGCCGAAGCATCCAAACGCGGTACTCAGCCCCGCGCCGCCCGGCTCGTCGAGCGGGTGCTGTGGCACACATCCGATGTCCTGTGCCAGAGCCCGAAATGCCCACCGCCCGGTAAAGACGGCTGGGTGATCCACGACTACTTCGATTACCAGCCGAGCCGGGAGAAGGTGAAGGCCGAGTTGGTGGCCAAGGCGAAACGAACCCAGGAATGGCGGGACAGGAAGGCCGGCAAGAAACCACCCAGTGACGTACCCGGTGACGCGTCACACGACGGGTACGTATCCGCCGCGAATCAAGACAGTGTCTCTTCCCCGTCCCCGCCCCGCCCCGCCCCGAAAGGGCGGGGGGGGACTACGTCCCCCCAGCGCCAGCCCGCCGCCAGTGGCAGCGTGGCTGCGGCGGACGGCGTGGCAAATCAAAACCATCACAACTCACCCATGTGCCCAACATGCGGCAACCGCCCCGAAACCGCCTACCACCGCAACAACTGCATCGTAACCAACCAACTCGCCGGGAACGGTGACCCATGACCGGGCTAAACGGACATGAGCCCATAAACCGTTCGGCTGGAAGCAGAGGAAGTGACACCGTGACTGACGTAACACCCTACGAGCGGCAACTACTCGCCGAGCTCGCCGCGATCCGACGTATCGACCGCGCGTTGCAAGCCGTGGACACCGAGACGCAGCAGCGGATCGTCCGCTATCTCGTCGATCGGTACGCACCGAAGCCACCGATCACCGAGGCCACTCCATGACCGAGACAACCCCGGCCAAGATACGTGCGCAGACGATCAAGGAAGCCACGGCGTTCGGGCATGCCGTCCTTGCCGCTGCTCGTATCCCGGAGCTCGCCGCGTGGGTGGACCGTCAGTTGCGCCGCTGGCCATGGCTTTACCGGAAGTTGGGCGGCTGACAGCGACGCGTACGCTATCCGGGCGTTGACGTCCGATAATCGGACGTCAGGGTTTACGATCACAGCAACCCGGCCCGGCGTGATCGGAGAAGCCGCCCATGACCAACATCGGAAACGGCCGCATCCTACGGGTCTGCGACCTATGCGGCGGGGTCGACGACCACCCCCGACACGTTCTCGCCGGCGGACTACCCAACGTGTTCCCCCGCCCCGGCGACAACATCGTCAACGCGGTCCTCGCCAACGCCCCCGTCGACGACCGGGCCCGACTCATCCGGGACTTGCTCGACACCGGCTCATCCGACCGGCACATGGACTGCTGCCGGGCCGCCGGATGCCCCGACAGCACCTGCAACCAGGTCACCGCCGGTGCTGAGGAGCTGCGCGGCGCCGACCTGCTCATACACCTCACCGGCGGCGTGTCATGACCACGTTGCGGCTCCTCGCCCTGCTGTCCGGGATCATGCTGGCCACCCGCGGCCTGGCCGCAGTGGACTTCGCCAACAAGGTCCTTAACCACATGCTGCGCGCCGTCGCGTCCACCGCCCCCGCCGGCCAATTCGTCAAATTGCACCTGGGCGACCCCGGGTCGGCCGGCACCGCCAACGTCAGCTCGGTCACCACCCGGCCATCCCTCACCTTCTCCGCCGCATCCGCCGGCGCCTGCGCCTCGTCCAACACACCCTCGTGGACCAACTGGGCCGGCACATCCCCCGAAACGATCAGCGACATTTCCGTGTGGGACGCGTCCACCGCCGGCACGTTCGAGTACTCGATCGCCCTGACCGCGAACAAAGTGGTCCAGACCGGCGACACGTTGACCCTCACAAGCGTGTCGGTCAGCCTCGCCCCGATCGCCGCATAGGAGGCCCCCCGCCATGAGCCTCGGCCCGTTCTATTACGAGGTCCGTGTACTGCACGGCGAGTCCGGCATCGAAAGGCTCATCTACGTCACCGCCCCGACGGGGCCCGAGGCCGAGATCAAGGCCGTCGCCGCCGCCGCCCGAGACGCCAGCTACTTCGGTGAGATCAATAACATCGAGGACTACGCGTCGATGTCATACACGACAGTCACTCCCGCCTAAACCCTCGCCGAGCCGGCGCGGGAGGTGACGCCCGATGGCGCTTGACACCTACTGCACCGGATTCGAGCCGCGCTTCCTGGGCGTTGTCGGCAACGTCGGTAACCGGCTCTACTCGTCGGTTACCGGCACGCCCACGATCAACACGACAGTGCCGGCCAACGGTGCGGCCTGCCTCGAAATCAGCGCCGCCGGCGCGGCCGAGGCGGTCGTCCTCGACACCAACCTGATCGGCGCCAGCAAAAACCGTGTGCGGGTCGTCTTCCGCATCCGGCTTGAGGACCTACCGGCGGCCGATACCATCCTCGCCTCGTTCACGGCCGCGGCGAACGTCGAATTCCGCTGGCATCAATCCACCGGCAAGTTCTCGGTCGAGTACGAGGGTGGCACCGAGACGGATGGACCGACCGTCTCGGCCGACACGTGGTACCACATCGAGATCTACGCCGACATGGCCACGGGCGGCGCAAAGACGATCGACTGGTGGGTCGACGGCGCGGCGCAGACGCAGCACACGAGTGCCGGCGGCGCGGACACTGCCGCCACGTGGGAGTGGGGCTGCTCGTTCGTTTCCCAGACGTTCACGGCTCAGTACGACGACACAGTCATCTGGACCGACACGGCCGCGATCGCCGGTCCGAAAGGGCCACACAAGGTCGTCCTGCTCTCGGTCGACACCGGCGGCACCGTCTCCACCATTGGCGTCACCAGCGAGTTTCAGACGTTCGCCGGAGCGACGCCCACCCTCACCGCATGGAACGCCACCACAGCGCGCGGGAACATTGATGAGATCCCGGTAAATACGACGTCGGCCCAAGACGGCGTCACGCAGATAACCGCCAACACCGCCAACGCCGTCAACGTGCCCATGACCAGCTACACCCTCGTTGGCGCCGAGGCCGTGGCCGCACTGCGCATCTGCGTACCCGGCTGGCAGGCAACCACCGCGAGCGGCACCCTCGGCCTTCGTTCGTTCAATGGCACGACCGAGACGATCCTGCTAGCCGCGCAGGCGCACACCATTCTGGGCAATAACACCGCCACCCCAGGGTGGATCTGCCGCATGGCCACCCTCGCCGACTTCGACACCCAGGGCGAAATCGACGCCCTAGTGGTGCGGATCGGATTCTCCGGCGACGCCACCCCGGACATGGGCTTCCACGCGGTATACGGCGAACTGGCCGTGAAAGAGGTCACCACCGTCACCCACGAGGCCCAGGCGTCCCTGGCGGTCACCGCCACCCTCACCGCCGCCCTACGCCTCGACGCCGTCCTCGCCGCCAGCCTGGCCATCACCGCCACCGCCACCGCCGCCGGCACCGGCACCCGCCCCGCCCAGGCATCCCTCGCCGCCACCGCCACCCTCACCGCCGCAGGGGACGTCACCGCCGGCGGCGTATCAATCGCAGCGGCCCTCGCCGCCACCGCCACCCTCACCGCCGGCGCCACCCACGAGGCGGTCATCGCAGCAACCCTGCCCATCACAGCTACGGGCACCGCCGCAATGGGCCACGAGGCGGTCATCAGCGCCACGCTGCCGGCCACAGCCACCCTCACCGCCGGCGCCACACGCACCGCCACAATCGCCGCCACCATGGCCATCACAGCGGGCCGCACAGCAGGGATCGCCCTCACCGCAGTGATCGCCGCAACGCTGCCCATCACCACCACCCTCACCGCCGACGCCACCGTCGGCGCCGCCCCCGTCCTCATCCAGGCCAGCCTCCCCATCACCGCCACCCTCACGGCCGCCACATTGCGCGAGGCGCCCATCGCCGCAACCCTCCCCATCACCACCACCCTCACCGCGGCCCGCATCGCCACCCTCGTCCTCGCCGCCAACCGCACCGCCACCGCCACCCTCACCGCCGCAGGCATCGGCACCTTCTTCGTACCCGCCTCCCGGCCCATCACAGCCACCCGCACCGCAGACATGACCGTTGCCGTCGCATACATACCCGCCCAAGTAGGCATCGACAGTGGAGCGACTACTAGTGGCATGTCCGAAGGGCGCGGCGCGGCAGGATCGGTGGACAGTGGAGGCGCAATCAGTGGCGTCATCGAATAGCTGCCGGAAAACATCCCCACCCCCGAACACGGGGAAGATCAGCATGGTGCATGGGTGGTAACGAATGAGCGGCAGATCACAGCGCAACAGGTCAGGGCGCAAAGGAACCAACGACCGCACGTACCGCAAGAATCTGATGGTGGTATTGGCAGCATCAGACATCTGCCATCTGTGTGGGCATGGTGGTGCACGCAGCGGAGACCACATCATCAGCCACAAACACTGGCCACCCGGTGTACCAGGATTCAACAACATCACCAACATCGCACCAGCCCACGGCACCATGGGTAATCGTGCGTTGAACCGGTGCCCCATATGCCACAAACTCTGCAACCAATCACGCGGTGCCAAGCCCCTCCTGGCCATACGCAGCAGAGACTGGTGAGCGAGGGGAGGGGGGGAGGGCCCGTACTTTTGAAAACAAGCCGCTGCGACGCTCCGCCGCATCACCCGATTGTGTGTGTATGCCCGATTTTTTTAAGAGAAGATCAAGAAAGATAGGCCCATGACTGGCTCGCCGCGTCGCCGCTCCGGCCGGGTCGAGTTGGCGGTGCGCCGGGATCTGCGGCGGCTGGGCCGTCTGGACACGGGCGTACGCGGATCCCTCGCGGAGGTGGCGTTCGTGTTGGCCCGGGCGATCGACGAGGCGGGGGATGAGCCTGCGACGACGGTGGCAAAGTTGGCGCAGGAGTTGCGGGTGACACTGGGGGCGTTGAGGGAGGTGGGTGGCGGTGACGACGACGATGCGGCGGTCGTCGCCGCTGACCTGTCTTCCGCTGTTTGGGACGCCGAGGAGTCTGGATCGGGCGACGTTGGGCCCGAAGGTGGCGGCGGTGGCGGGGTGGTTGGGGAAGCCGCCGATGCCGCATCAGCGCCACATTCTGGACGTGGCGTTTGAGATTGACCCGGCGACGGGGCTGCTTGCATATTCCGAGGTGGTGTTGATCGGGCCCCGTCAGGCGACGGGTAAGACAGAGCTGTTGTTGCCGGTGATGACGCACCGGTGTCTGGGATTTGAGCAGGCCGGGCCGCAGGCGGTGTTGTATACGACGCAGACGGGGGACAAGGCCCGGGAGAAGTGGCGCGACGTTCACCTGGAGCGGTTGAAACGCAGCCGGGCGCCGCAGCTGCGGGGCAAGTTCACGTGGCGGCTGCAACGCAACAGCGAGGCGATCGTGTGGCGGAACGGGTCGATGTGGTCGCCGGGGTCGACGACGGGCAAGACGGGCGGTACGGGTGACACCCTGGATTTGGGGGTGATCGATGAGGCGTGGTCGCGGCCGGATTCCCGGACCGAGTTGGGGATGCGCCCGGCCATGATGACCCGGGATTGGCGGCAGATGTGGGTCGCGTCGATGATCCCTGGGCTGTCGCGGGCGGCGCCGGGGACGTGGCCGTATCTGCGGCATAAGCGGCAGGTGGGTCGGGCCCGGGTGGCCGCGGATGTGCGGCATGGGATGGCGTTTTTTGACTATGCGGCCGAGCCGGGTTTGGATCCGGCGGACCCGGCAACGTGGTGGTCGTGTATGCCCGGGTTGGGCCGGACCGTGTCGGAGCGGGTGGTCCGGGAGGACTTTGATGCCATGTCCGATACGGGGACGGGGCTGGTCGATTTTGAGGCCGAGTATTTGGGGTGGGAGCCGATGGAAACCGCGCCACGATGGACGATGATCCGTAAGGAGACGTGGGCTGACCGGTGCGATATGGGCTCATATATTGAGGGCGCCCCGGCCCTGTCGGTGGAGATCAATGAGGAGCGGACGGCGGCGTGGATTTGCGCCGGCGGTCGGCGCCCGGACGGGCATTATCACGGCGAGGTCCTGGAGCCCGGTTACAAGGTCGCGGCGGGGGTGGCGGGGATCGGTTGGGTCGAGCCGCGTCTGTGGGAGATCATTGAGTCGCATAAGCCGTGCACGGTGGCGTTGGATCCGCGTCGTCCGGCTGCGTCGTTGAAGGTTGCGTTGCAGAACCGTGGGGTTGATGTGACCACCCCGAATCAGCAGGAGATCGCCGGGGCGTGTGGCCGATTTTTCGATGCGACCGGGGAGGAGCTGCCCGAGGGTGTGGAGCCGGAGGCCTGGTTTTTTCACCTGGGTCAGCCGGAGCTGGACCGGGCGGTGGCCGGCGCCCGCCGGTATGACATGGGTGAGGGGGCGTTCACGTTCGTCCGTAAGGGTGCGACCGCCAACATCTGCCCCCTGTACGGGGTGGTGTTGGCGATGCACGGCCATGACGTGAAGGGCTGTGACGTGACACCTGAGCCGGATATTTTCTGGGGAGAGGGCCAGTAGTTGGGCTGAAACGTCCGGAATCCGGTCGCGGCCGTCCGCTATCCGGATGATCGGGGTCTAATATCTGCACATGCGCAGGTGGATTGCCGTGCCGGTCGCTGTGGCCGGCGTGTGGTTGCTGGTCGGCCCCGGCTGGGGTCTGCTGGCCGCGGCCGCGCTGATCGCGTTCACCCCCACCCCGACTGCGCCGGGCTCGGCTGCCCGGTGGGCGATCCGCGCCCGGTCGGTGCGTACCGCCGTACGCGTGTGGACGGCCCGGCAGTGGCGGTGGATCGACCGGCAGCGCCTGGCCGCTCTCGCGATGCCGGTCGGTGTCGCCGCGATCGGTGTCGGACTGGGCATGGCCGTCGCCCCCGGGTTGGGGCTGGCCGCCGCGGGTGTGTGCGTGGCCGGGTTGTCCCTGGCCGCTGATCGGGCTGCTTAGGAGTCGGCCGTGGGCTGGTTGACCGGGCCGCGGGACACGGCGTCAAAGGCAGGCTTCGATGTGCAGGACGGCCAGCAGTCGTTCATGTCGATCGACGCGTTCGGCGCGGCCCGGCCGAACCTGAACGGCATCCTGGAGCCGGACGGGTCGTACGACAACTACGCGACCAAGGCGTACGACCGTAACGAGCTGGTCTACGCGTGCATCGCCGAGCGCGCGCAGTCGTTGGCCCAGTCGACGATCCGGGTGTACCCGCAGGGTCGGGGCGAGGCGATCGACGACCACCGCCTGCGGCGGGTGTTCGAGCAGCCGAATCCGCTGGTGTCCGAGTTCGAGCTCTTCGAGCTTTCGTCGACGTACAAGGACCTGGGTGGCACCTGCTTCTGGCTGATCATCGAGGGGCGGGACCGCCTGCCGTCCCAGTTGTGGCCGTTGCGACCCGACCTGGTCGGGGTCCTGCCGTCGAACAAGGATCCGCGCATCTACGCGTGGGCGTACAAGCCCGACGAGCGGCGGCCGGACCGGTGGGTGGTCATCCCCCGGGACATGATGATCGTGGTGAAGTATCCGAATCCGAACCCGCGCGACCCGGCGCAGCGGTATTTCGGTCGGCCACCATTGCGGGCGGCGGCGCGGGCCACGACGTTGGACAATGCGGCCACCGATTTTGTGGACACCCTGCTGCGTAATCACGCGATGCCGTCGACCGTTGTCGAAACCGAGTCGGTCATGACAGACGCGATCCACTCCCGGCTGCGGTCGATTTGGAAGCGGGCGTTTGGCGGGCCGAACCGGGGTGAGCCGGCGTTCCTGCAGAAGGGCATGAAGGTCCACGAGCTTGGTTTGACCCTGACCAATCTAGAATTTCCTGACCTGCGGGCGGTGTCGGAGACGCGCATCTGCATGCCGTTCGGCGTACCGCCCATTCTGGTCGGCGCGAAGGTGGGCCTGGAGCACAACGCGTACAAGGATTTCCGCGAGGCCCGGCTCCAGTTCTGGGAGGAGACGATGCTGCCCGAGCAGCGTCGTTTCATTGACCCGATCCGGGGCCGCCTGCTCAAGCCGTTCTTGGGTGTGGGGCGTCGGTCGGTGCGGGTCGCCTGGGACAACTCGGAGGTGCTGGCCCTCAAGGAGGCGCTGGATTCCAAGTGGTCCCGGGCGACCAATGCGCTGGCGCGGGGCGGCATCACGGTCAATGACTTCCGGATGGAGGTCGAACTGCCGACGGTGCCGGGCGGGAACGTGTTCCTGGTGCCGGCGGGGGTGGTGCCCACGGTGGCGCTGGACGAGGCGGGCGCCGCGGCGGCCGCGGCCCAGGCCGAGGTGGTGTCGGCGAGTGTGGAGTTGATGGCCGCCGAGTATGGCATCGAGTTGTCCGAGCGGGAGTTGTTGGCGCTCAAGTCGTCGGCGGAGGTGTTCCGTGACTGATCTGATGTTGTCGGCGGCCCGGCTGGGAATCGACCTTGACCTGACCAGCCCGTACGCCCAGGAGTTGTTGGTCGGCAAGCATCTGCCGGGGCGGCACGATCAGTCGACGCATGGCGGCGGCGGCGGTAACCGTGACGCCACGTTGTCCGACCGTTATCAACAGGTGTACGGGGACATCTCCGATGAGTGGTCGGTTGGGGACAACCTCACGGTGGTGTTGACCCAGCGGGGCGAGGCGCATGTCGCCAACGACGAGGGCCCCGGCGACCGTGAGGTTCTTTTCGACCTCGTCGATTCCGACGAGGCGCGCCAATTGGCCGGGGCGCTGGACACGATGGCCGACGACTGGGACGACCTGTTGGAGGGCGAGGAATGACCGTGTCCTCCTTCGCCGCCCTGGCCGCCGCGCATGGTGTCGACCTGCGCGAGTCGGATGGGTACGCCCGCCGGCTTCTCGGCGAAAAGCACCTGCCCGGCCAGCACTCACAGGCGACGCACGGTGGCGGGGGTGTGGGCCCGGGTGCTGACGACGACGACGAGGACGAGGGCGAGTTCGGCTTTGGTGTGGATTCGGCCGGCGTGTCGTACACCGAGAACGACGTGGACGACGCCGGGAACCCCCGCTTCTCAGAGTCGTACCGGAGACGCTACGGGCCGATCAACAGCGAGACTATCCACGACACAGCGGAGGGCCGCCCTATCGCCATCGTGCAAAGCGAAAAGGGGCCGTTCATGCACGTTGCAGACGACAGCGCGGGGACGAGGGGTCGCGTGGTCGTCCAGGAGTTCACCCAACCCCAGACGAAGGCGCTCGGTGACGGCGTCTGGTCGGTCTACAACGGCGACAAGGAATCGGCCACCGTGGCCGGGGTGTCCATCAAACCGGCCGGCGCGAACCCCACCAGGGACGGCGTTCAGATCACATGGAGCGGTGGCCTCCAAACCACCTTCGAGGGCGAGAGCGGTAACGACGAGGCCTTCGACCTGCAGGAGAGCTTGGGGTTGTCATGAATGGTGAATGGCTGAAGCTCGGTGTCGACGGCGCGGTGCCGATCCACTGGACCACCCTCGCCAAAGGTGCGGACGACGGCACGGGCGAACTGGAGGGGTGGGCCAGCGTCTACAACGTGGTGGACGACCAGGATGACATTGTTGTGCCCGGCGCGTTCGTGAAGACGCTGAACATCTGGCGCGCCAACGGCCGCGTGATCGCCCTTACCAACGCCCACGACAACGCGCCGTCGGGTGTCATCGGGTCCGTGACCAAGGCCCAGGACATGCCGTACGGCCTCAAGCTGCGGTTCAAGTATTCGTCCGCGCCGGATGCGCAGGCAATCCGTACGAAGGCCAAGGAGGGCCACATCGGCGGCCTCTCCATCTTCGGCCCGATCATCAGCCACGCGTACGAGAACCGCGCCGGCCGGGACTTGCGGATCATCACTGAGGCGGGACTGTGGGCGGTCGGCCTGACCCCCATGCCCGTCAATACCAAGGCCCTGGTTACATCGGCGAAGGCCAAGGGTCGGGCCGGGGGACGCGACGAGGACCTGTCCGAGGTGTGGATCTGTGACATGAAGTCCGCCCTGGCAATCACCGTCCCCGCCGCCCGCAAGGCCGCGGTTGACCTTCTGGTCAAGTCGCAATACAACATCGGCGTTGTCGACCGGCCCGCGCCTGCGGCCACGACCAACGACGGCGGCGGCACCGCCGCGCCCACCGCCGCGCCCAGTACGACCACGGAGCCCGTGACCGGCGTCGACGACGCGTCCACGTACGCTCTCAACCTCATCGGAGAACCCGGGCCTGACGGCAAGTCGCCCGGCGGCGAGTCTGGATCTGGTTCCCTCGCCGATCAACTGCTGGCGACGCTCGGCGCCGCCACGACCAGCGCCGACATCGAGGCGCTGGCAGCCGAGATCGGTATGCCTTAGGAGGCATTGAAATGAGTGAACAGACCCGAAAGACGTTGGTCGACAAGGCGATGCAGTGCATTCACCTCGCCCGGACAATCCGCGACCGGCACCCCGACCCGACGAAGATCCCCGCCGAGGATGCGGTCAAGATGCAGACCCTCCTCAAGGAGGCGTCGCGCCTCAAGGACTCGGCCGCGCTCGAAAAGGCGCAGGACGAGATGGAGGCGTGGTCGGCGGCGCCCGACCAGGTGCCGGCCGCCCTTGCGGCCGAGGCCCACGCCGCGGCCCTGACCGGGGGCGAGCCGGCGTACGCCGAGGCCGCCAAGCGCCGCCAGACCGAACTGTTCGCGAAGGCGATGCGGCACGGCTGGAAGAACCAGGGCTGGGTCGAGCAGCTCGACATGGCCGAGAAGGCGTCCCTGGTTGAGGACGCCACCGGTGAGGTCATCGTGCCCCACGACATCGCCGGCCCCATCTTCAAGACCCTCCCGCGGCTGGGCATCTTCCGCGGCTCGGGCCCGACTGTCCGGCCCACCACGTCGAACAAGGTCGACCTGCGGTCGCTGACCCAGGCCACCGCCGGCTGGGGCAAGTTGGAGGTCGGCGCGGCCACGGTCGACGCGAACGTGGTGGCGAACACCCCGGTCGACGTGGTCGAGGTCCACGACCTGGTCGCCATGTCCCGGATCGGTGTGGACGAACTTGCCGACACCGACGCCAACCTGGTCGCCCTGGTCACCGACATCGTCGGCCAGTTGTGCGCGCAGATGGAGGACGACGCGTTCGCCGCGGGTAACGGCGTGTCGAAGCCGTGGGGCCTGGCGGCGCGCGCGACGTCGGCCGGCAACCAAATCACGCAGGCCGTCACCGCGGCCGGCACGGCGATCGTCACCGGCGACGAACTCAAGCGGCTGCAGTACCGGGTACCGACCCGGTTCCGCAGCAGCGGCGTGTACTACGCCAGCGCCGACGCCGCCGAGGCGATCGCGTTGCTCAAGGACAGCACGAGCAACTACCTCTGGCAGCCGTCGGTGCGCGCCGGCGAGCCGGACACCCTGTTCGGCAAGGGGTTCTTCACCCTTGAGGGTTTGCCGGCCATGACCGCAACCACCACGATCACCGACCCGTCGGTCATCTTCGGCGATCCGGCCCTGGGCTACCTGTTGGCCGACCGGCAGCGGATCACCGTGCAGCGGCTGGACGAGCGTTACGCGGAACTCGGCCTGGTGGGGTTCCTCTTCAAGTTGCGGGTGGGCGGCGACGTGATGCGCCCGGCCGCGTTCGCGAAGTACCTCCTCTGACGTGCTCGGGGTGTGGGTGTCACGGCACCCACACCCCGCGCACCCCCCAAGTTTCTAATCCCCGAAAAGTGCCCGGCATCTGTGGCGACTTAGAAACTTCGCCCTCCGTGAAAGGACCCCGCAGTGAACATCAAGACGCTGAACTATGTCAACGACCGGACGGAGGACGGCCGGGTCTACGCGGCCATGGAGGGCACCGAGTCGGTGATCGACGACGCCGACGTGGCGATGGTCGCGCTGATGAAAAGCCTCGCCGCCCGGGGTCTCGTCGAGATCGCCAAGGACAAGGCGAAGGAGGCGGCCGCAGCCAAGGCTGCGGCGGCAGCCGACAAGGCCGACGCCAAGGACAAGGCGGCGGACAAGGCGTGAAGATCCTCTGGCACTCCGTCGCACCGTGGGCCCCATCCGGGTACGGGCAGCAAACCGCGCTCTTCGCCCCACCGATCAAGGCCCTCGGCCACGACCTGGTGATCTCCGCGTACTACGGCCTGCAGGGTGCCGACCTCGACTGGCACGGCATCAAATGCCTGCCGTCATACTCGAAGATGTACGGGGCCGACACGATCGTGCCGCACGCTCTCTGGCACTTCGGCGCCGGCGGCGACGACGTGACGAAACTGCGGGACGCCGCCAACCGCGGCCTGGTCATCACCCTGACCGACGTGTGGGTGTTGGACGCCCCGCTGCTGCCGGACCTGGCCGTGGCCGCATGGGCGCCGATCGACCACGAGACGGTGCCGCCCGCGGTGCAGCATTGGTTCGGCCAGACGGGCGCCATCCCCATCGCCATGTCCCGGTTCGGCGAGCGCGCGATGCGCGAGATTGGCCTTGAGCCGATCTATGTGCCGCACGGTGTCGACACGTCCGTATTCTTCCCGGGCGACAAGGCCGAGGCCCGGGCGCGCATCGGCCTGCCCGAGGATGCGTTCGTGGTGGCGATCGTGGCCGCCAACGTCGGCAAGGACGGCGCCCGCAAGGCGTTCGCCGAGCAGATCACGGCGTTCGCAGAGTTGCGCCGCCGGCATTCGGACGCGGTCCTGGTCCTGCACACCGACATCGACGCGGGGGTGGGTGTGCGCATCCGCGACCTGATCGACGACCTGCCCGAGGGGTCGTGCGTCTACACCGACCAGTACATGTTCAAGCGCGGTCTGCCGGCGTCGAAGGTGGCCGACATCTACCGGGCCGCGGACGTGTACAGCAACACCTCCTGGGGCGAGGGGTTCGGCATCTGCATCATCGAGGCCCAGGCGTGCGGTACCCCGGTGATCGTGACCGACACCACCGCCATGCCCGAACTGGCGGGTGCCGGGTGGAAGGTGCCGGGCGAACCACTCTGGCACGACTCGCAGCGAGCGTGGGCCCGCCGCCCACTGCTGGCGGGCATCATCGACGCCTACGAGAAGGCGTACGACGGTGCGCGCGACGAGGACCTGCGAGCCCAGGCGTGGGCGTTCGCCCAGGCCTATGACGTCGCCAACGTGATGGCCGAGTACTGGGAGCCGGCCCTCAAGACATTGGAGACGGCCCTGGACCGGCGCCGTGACGACGCCCTCACCACGCCCAAGGCGGCCACCCTGGAGACCACCCTGCGGCAGGCCGACGGCCTCCTATGGCTGGACCGGGGCAACCGCACGGACGACTGGATCGGGTGGAGCAAGCACGAGGAGACCCTGGGGCCGATCCTCGACGGCCTGCTGCCGGACGGCGGCGTGTTCCTGGACGTGGGTGCCCACATCGGACGGTGGTCGCTGCGGTTGGCCGGCAAGGCGTCGTGGGTGTACGCCGTCGAACCCAACCCCGAGACGGGGAAGAGCCTGGTTAAACACCTGGTCCTCAACGAGATCAAGAACGTCTCCCGGATTCCCGTGGCCGCGTGGGACGTGCACGCCCAACTCCGGCTCGACGACGCCAACAACCGCCTCGCCGGCGGGTCGACCCGAACGCTGGAGGTGGCCGAGGCCGAGGCGACGGACCCGGTGTCGTCGGAGGCATGGGTGCCGGCGCGGCCGCTGGACGACGTCCTCGAACTGCAGGCGGCCGACCGGATCGACCTGATCAAGATGGACGTCGAGGGGGCCGACCTGCACGCCCTGCGCGGCATGGCCGGCCTCATCGCCAAGCACCGGCCCGCCATGGTCGTCGAATGCCACGACCAGTACGGGTACTACACGCGCGCCGAACTTGAGGCCGTCCTCACCGACCTCGGCTACGTGTGGGACGAGGTCAAGTATCTGACGTCGCCGTACCTGGTGTGCACCCCGGCGCCGGAATGAGGTGCGGGGCCGATGGATTGGTACGAGGTCGCAGACACCGCCGTTGGGGTGCACCACGCGTCGCAGCACCGCGACGAGTTGGCCGCCGCCCTCACGGTGGTCGCCGACCTCGGCCCGTCGGTCATCGTCGAGATCGGGTGTGACGCCGGCGGCACCCTGTACGCGTGGCGGCAGGTGTGCGACCGGGTGTACGGCATCACCGCGGCGGACAACAGCTACGAGGCGGGCGGCAGTAGCCGGCCGTTGGATGCGCACGGCAGCGTCGTCCTGATCGGCGACTCGCACGACCCGAGCAGCGTCGCCTGGCTGGATGCCCAACTGGCCGGCGACCCGGTGGACGCCCTGATCATCGACGGCGACCACACCTACGCCGGCGTCAGCGACGACCTGGGGCGGTACGGACCGCTGGTGCGGCCCGGCGGGCTGATCCTGCTGCACGACATCGTGACCGTCGACCCGCGGGCCGAGGTCCGCCTGCTGTGGCCCGAGCTGGTCGACCGGTACCGGACCACCCAGATCCGCGGCCCGTTCGGGTGGGGCGTCATCCACTGGGACGGCGCCGCATGACCATCTACCGGATCCAACGATCGACCGAGGTCACCCTGTCGAAGACGCTCACCGTCGACGAGGTGGACACGGATGCGGTGGGCACGGTCACCTGGGCCGTCACCCGGCTGAACGGCGACGCGGTCGCCAACGGCAACGCCGCCCACGGGGCCACCGGCGTCTACTCGTTCGCCCTGCCCGAGTACGCCCAGGTCGACATTCAGCGCCTGGTGTGGACGGCCAACCTGGCCGGCGCGATCGTCTCACTCGAGGACGTCGTCGAGATCGTCGGCGGGTTCCTGTTCGGCCTGGGCGAGGCCCGCGCCAAGCACAAGTCGCTGCAGAGTCTCACGACGTTCCCGCCGGCGATGTTGGCCGAGCGGCGGATCGAGGTTGAGCACGAATGCGAGTCGATCTGCCACCAGGCGTGGGTGCCGCGGTTCGCCCGGGTCCGCCTGGACGGGTCGGGCACCAACGAGTTGATCGTGCCCGACCTGATGGTCCGCACCGTCCGGGCGGCGTCGGTGGCCGAACGGTACGGCGCGGCCCTGGTGCCGTTGACGTCCGACCAGTTGGCGGCGGTCGCCCCCGAACCGTCCGGGGTGCTCATCCGCGACGACGGCGCGGTGTGGCCCCGCGGCCACCAGAACGTGATCGTCGACTACGAGCATGGGGCGGACCGGCCACCCGAGGACATTCACCAAAACTCGATGCTGCGCCTGCGGTCGGTGATGGGACGCACCACGTCCGGCATCCCGGACCGGGTATTGTCCTATTCGATCGCCGACGGCGGCATTTACCGGATCGCCCTGCCCAGTGCCACCTCGACCGGCATCCCCGACATCGACGCCGCCTACAAACGGCACGGCCACGATCGGGTGTGGATTTCGTGAATGGTCTTCGCATGGTGGGCGGCACCCTCGCAAGCACCGCGGGGACCCGGGTGGGCCGAACCGCGCGGTGGCCCGCATCGCTCAGTTGGACGCGGTTTCAGGGGCGGCGGTCCGGCGTGTACGTGCGCCTCGGCAACCGAGCCGCGTACGTCTGCCTCACGTGGCGGACGCCATGATCACCGGTCTGGGGGCGCGGCAGGCCCTGTTCACGCTGCTGGAAGCCAAGACAGCGCCCGGCCAGCCCCTCGAAGGCTGGGACGTCACCGAGCGGGTGCCCGGCGAGTTCGGGCAACGCTGCATCTACGGCGGTGGTCGCCGGTTCGTCCACACCGACATGGTGGCCGAGGGCCCGGGCGTGATGGTCGCTGTCGTCACCACCCAGACCGTGTACATCCGCACCATGAACAGCGGCCCCGACGCCGATGTGGACACCGAGGCCGACGCCGAGGACGCCGCGCAGATCATCGCCAAGATCCTCAAAGACAATCCGAAGCTGGGCGGGGGGCTGACCTGGCAGGGCATCGCGAGCGGGTTCGGCGACTACGAATCCACCGGCGACGACCAGGTCACCAACGTGGTCTTAAACATCCTGCTCGGGCGGGCGATCAGTTATGACTGACGACGTTCGGGTGGTCTTTCATGACCGGGGGCTGGCCGAGCTGATGGGCGAGCCGGTCATGGGCGAGATGCTGGTCGAGGCCGCCGAGCCCGGCGTGCGTGAAGCCCGCTTCCGCGCACCGAAAGAGACCGGGGCGGGTGCGTTCAGCATCGCCGCCGAGGCGGTCCGGGACTTCGGGGAGTGGGCCGCACACGTCGGCTGGTCGAGGACCCGGTTTTACATGTACTTCCACGAGCGCGGCACCCGGCGGCTGCCGGCCCGGCCGTTCCTTGTTCCATCGTTCAGAGGAGCCCACCCATGACCGGACCGACATCGGTACCCGACCCGTACGCCGCGGACCACGAGCTGCAGGAGTACATGCTCGCGCAGCAGGAGGAATTCGCCGAGTGGGTGGCCGCCCAGGACATCTACTTCGGCATCGCCCTTGCGCACCGCGCGGGCGACCCCATCTCGAAGTCGAATATGGAACGTCACGGCTACGCCAAGAACGGCCTGGCGGTCAAGCGCAACAGCAAGGAGGGCCGCGCCATCACGGGCGAGCCGGAACCCGTGCCCGAGAAGAAGGGCAAGGCCACCGACGAGGAGAAGGCTGGGGGTAACGCCTGATGTCACTCACAACCGCTGTCCCGCTGCTCATCACCGACCCCGGCTTCATCTTCATCGCCGACCTGGGCACGGCCGAGCCGACGCACGCCGCCCTGGCGTCCACCTACGACCTGGACGTGTGGGGCGTGGCGTGGGTGTCCGCGGGCGCCACCGAGGACGGGTCCAAGTTCAAGTACGCGTCCGAGGTCGAGGCCGTCGAGGTGGCCGAGTTCCTCGACCCGATCAAGTACGCGACCACCGGCCGGGCCGGGTCGTTCGCGTTCGCCATGGCCAACTACACGCTGAAGAACATCCAGCGGGTCTTCAACGGCGGCACCGTCTCCACCGTGTCCGGATCGGGCGTCACCCTGTCGTCCAAGTACGTCCCGCCGGCGCCGGGCGGCGAGTTGCGCCGGATGATCGGCTACGAGTCGCTGGACCACACCTTCCGGATCGTCATGTACCAGTGCCTGCAGGGCGGCGAGATGGAAACGGTGTTCGGCAGGGCCCCGTCGAAGTCGCTGCTGCCGGCCGAGTTCAAGTTCGAGGTGCCGTCGTCCGGCAACCCGTTCGCCATGTACGGCGCGGGCACCGGAAGGCTGGGCGTCTGATGGCCACCCGACACCTTGAGGGCGAGTTCGGCACCCCGCGGGAAGCGGTCGACGCCGACTTCCCCTACTTCGGCGAGACGATCCGCCTACACCCCGACGCCAACGACCTCGCCTACACGGAGATGATGATCCGGGCCCGGGACATCGACATGGACGACCTGGACCCTAACGACCCGTCCACATGGGACCCCGAACTGGTGGCGGCCGCGAAGGAGGCGGCCGACCTCGCCGCCGACATGATCCGGCAGCAGATCCACCCCGACGACTGGGCGCGGTTCTGGAAGACGGCCCGGGCCAACCGGCAGATGACCATCGACCTCATGACCCTCTCGCAGCGCCTCGCGGAGTTGGTCGCAAATTTCCGTACAGCGCCATCGGCCGCCTCGTCGCCTGGGCGGCGGACCACCAAGTCGAAATCGAGGGCCGGCTCATCCTCGCGGGCTCGCCGTACACCTTCACCCTCGGTGCGCGACACGGTGATCACCCTCGAGCAATTCAGGGGTCGGCCCGACCTGAAGGCGGCGGCATTGCAGGCGGAGATGGCGCGGCGGGCGGCGGCGGCCGAGGAGGCGGCGGAGGCTGCGGGCGAAGCCAGCTGACATTCTCCGAGTTGTGCGCCGTCACGTACGCCATCCTGGTCGAAAACCTGGAGCGGTACTCGGTGGCCCTGTTCACCGTGGCCGGTGTCGCGGCCGCCCGCGGCGGCCCGGTCGAGATGCCCGACCCGGACGACAT